TGGACAACGAAAAACTGTTACTTACGAAGTTTTCCCTAGTGTCTTCGGCATTGCTTTCCTTGATCAGCTTGCTGTTTTCTGTATCGCACAACTCCGAGTGGGTAAGGCGGTTCGAAAACCGGAGGGCGGTAGCGGAATCCCTACGCCAATCACAAAGGCGGAGGGAGAGCGCCGCGGCCTTGGAAAGGATGACACGACAGTGGGATCGCGCGAGGATGGGTCACGTGCCTCGACAGACACGCGAGCCAGAGTGGGCGCAAGCCATGCGGGAGCGCAATCTTCTGCGATGGAACAGCCGGCAACGGGCTCAGTACAGCGACCTAGCACGGGCTCTGCACAGCAGGGACGTGTTGGCAATGCTCCTCAGTCAAGCCGAGCTGGATCTGCGTTACATGGAAATTCCTCGTCATCGGCGAGCACTCAGCCTTTGAGTGGGAGTTTTGTGCCAGGCGGCACCTTCGCGATTGGAAACATGACCGCTGTCCCCCTCAATTCGGCCCAGGCGGCTGCGATGAGTAGCACACCCTTTCGTCCTTCAACCTCACCCCTACCAGAGGTCCAGGCTCTAGGATCTCTGGCAGCGGGGATGCTGCAAGGGATTGCAGCATCCCAACCCCATCAACAAGAGACAGGCATCACAAAGCATGCAGTGGGCAACTACTGGTGCTACACGTCGACTGACATGTGGCATACGATCTTGAAAGACGCTGCGCTCAATGGAACCCTCAAGGGCTTCATCTTCAACTCCCTCGCTGAGGTCCCAGTTGTTGGTGTAGCCCTGATCCCCAAGAATGGGAACTCACTCGACCAGGCTGTCCAGGAACGCTACCGGAAGGATGCTGATGGACGGTGGTGGCTGTGTGATGACAAGGGCAACATGAAGCGCATCGCCAAGTTCGACATTGCTTACAATCCTGACAAGTGGACTCGTGTGAAAGGAGGCTATCAAGCCGACGATGGTAGCACATTCTACAAGGATAGTGATGACTGGGCCAAGCGTCGTCAGAAGACCGAGATCGACTATGCCAAGCACATGAAAAATAAGGGCAAAAGGCTCCTCGATGATTTCGAGGACTGGGCGGCCACCACACATGTGGTGTTCGGTCAGTCTGAGGATGACAAATTCGAGGAGTACCTTGATCAAGTGCTAGGCCCAGCCGAGCCGGGCAACTGGGCAGATGACACGGAACGTGAAGATGCTTACCAACTCAGGGCATGGGCCCAGGGTAGAGAGTCTACAGCGCTGCCTGTGACCATCTGGTGGAAATTCTGGAACTTCGTCCGCAATAAGCCCAAGGATGACTACTGCGACTACGTCCCTCCGAGGATGGATGTCCTAGTCACCAAGTGGGACGAGCAGGGCGAACTCCTTGATGCTTCCCAGGTGATTTCAGAGCAGCCGAAAGGAAAGCAGTCCAAAGGAAAGGAGCGCGAAATCCCTATCCAGGAATCAGCGGTTCGGACTGCGTGTACGACAGTGGCTCACAAGAGTGTATTCCCAATCATGGATGAAATCCAAGGAGTGGAAATGCACCTTGGGACACTGACGTGGACCCCAGGGAAGTTGCATACCCTAAATCATGTGACAACAAATCCCCACCCCCATTTCTTGGTATTTGGACCACAAGGTATGGAGAAGGTACGGCTTGACCGTCCAGATGCAGCTTTCGGCCCTCAAGGGGAGCGCATCCACACATGGCGTGTGGATAAGTCCCTAGAGGAGAAACTCAGAGCAGCGGGGTACACCCCCCTGAACCCGAAAGTTTGCCCTGAAAAGGGCAAATGCCAAGTCCTTTACTCTCGCGAAAGCGGGCTGATAGAGGGCGATGGTGGAGAGTTCATCACGGACAAGCACGACCCCAACTTTGCCGAAGCGCGGTACCAATCACATGCCAAGTATTCTGGTGGTGCGGTGGTTGAGGGCCAATTAGATGAGATGGTCTACAAGGGATCAAAGCACCACATCGGCGACCATGCCCGAGGTGGCAAGGCAGGAGCATCCAACTTCTTCCTGCGCAACACCCCTGAAATCGTTCGATGCTTGCAGCTACAGGGCAAGATGCGTTCCGCTTGCAACGGACACAAATGCACTTGCACATTTGAGGAGCTTACCGACATCACAGTCGGGCCCAGCGAAGCTAGGCTGGGTGCCCAACTCGCTCAAAGCGGGCAGGGAGCTTTTCGGCTCGCCCACCCAAACAAGAAGGGTGGGAACAAAAAGCAATCAGCGGTGAGGACGTCACCCAAACAGCCCTCAGCCTCACAAGGCAAGAGTGGGAGCCAACGGAAAGGATCTGGCAATACCCAGGAATCCTCCCAATCCTCCCCCGCCTCAGGAGCTACAGATACTGGGACCCAGTCTCAGTCCTCTTCCGCTCAATGAGTAGCGAGCCTTTTCCAGGGTGCGATCCTGATCCACGGTTTCGCACCATTGGCTACTTGCCGTGGATGGCGCGTGGGAAAAACGACCCGTTTCCCATGTCGTCTCGAGTTCTAGCAACGGGCGTACCCCTCCCTGCGGGGCCTTTCACGTATGGCATGATGAAACCAGCGAGAGCTGATGCTATGCGGGGCGCAGAGAGATTTCTTGATTGGCCAGTCGTCCAGTTCTCCCCTGAGCTGGTTGCTGCCTACATCAAACTAATGTTTCCTGAGCTCAAGGGAGCATGCCGGTCTGTCGACTTGGGTGAAGTGATATTTAACCCGCGCGGCACTGCCGGTCCTAGTTTCAGAGGAATGAAGATGGTCCAGGCCATCCGAGAGCATCCTGATCTAATTGGTATGCCCCATTATCGCTTAGGTAGCAAGGTGCTATTCAAAATGGCACCGAAGTACGAGATTCT